CTCAGTAGTGATGACAGAGCCCGTCGCGCCGGAGAGCGGATTCAGAACAATGATGTAAAATTGTCCCAATGAATCGCCCTCAACAACGTTGAGGTACTGTTTGTAATGTGTGAACGGAATCTCGATGTCGAGAACCGTGTTGCTCGCTGGATCGACTCGCCCGTGTTGTAAGTACTGGGCGTTTCGAACGTCTGGAAATTGTTCTTTCAACTGAACTCCTTTAGCCATGGTGGGGCGGAAGCCACACACAAGGCGGCCCTGCAAGAACCGAGACGATGAAACGTCGACTCGGATTTTGATCTTCTCGCATCGCCAGAGAAAATAGTTGATGAATGGAGTTGAAGAAATGGTGTTCTGCAAAAGGTCAAAAGGGACGTCCGCGAGCAGGATGTTGGTGCCCGCAGCCTGGCCCGCGTTCCACTCGTCCGTACGGACGAGATTCCAGCGCTCGACTTGCATGTTGAGTGTATAAGGTGAATCGGTGTTCACAGCAGAGGCCCGCGGAGCGGCAGTCGCGACTTGTTCAATGCGCGGAATCACACCAGTCGAACTTTGTTCGGCTAGTGTAACTCCAACGCTTTTGTCCATGATAGGCACGGACGAATCCAAGTCACCGGATTGGGCTTCGGCTTCGGGTTGTTCATAATGTTGTTCGATAAATTGTGATTGCATGTTGTGGTCAGAGTCTGCGCCTTCAACTGTTTGTTGGTTCGAGTCCTCGTAAGGTTGCTCTGGTAGTAAAGTAGGCATTCTTCTGTCTCCAAAGAATATTTTGGGATCTATTCCAGTGTTAGTGAAAAAGAAAGTACCGTCTTCATTGACGGCTGCTCCATCGGTGTAATACTGATAGTCCAGTGTGGAGTACTCCAATAAGTTGTATTTTGGTTTGTGCTGAAGCACAGCGGCGCGAATACGCTCGAAAGTTTCTGGCCCATGAAAATAGGCTGTGCGTAGTACTGAATTGCAGTTATCTTCGCACAATTTGTCTGGGTTCTCATATTTATTCTTGCGAATCCAATTGAGTGGTTCAACCATCGCGTCGTACTCCATTTTGGGAACGTAACGGTCTCCTTGGCGAGCGAAAGCGCATTTTAGAAATGTGCACTCGTCCAAGGGACGGAAATCACTGGTGTCGCCTTTAGCGGCGCTCGTTATTTCGATGCCTCTAGCAGCAAAATATTGTTGGATAGTCTTAAAATTAAAAGTGTCACGCAAAATGGCGCGAATTGACATAATTAGATCATCACCATAAACGGCAATTCTAACCATTACTCTGAACCAGTAGTTTGTTGCCAAGCTGCTCGGAACGAGCTCCAGATAGGCGGAGCGGACATAGAGTTTGTTGATTAAATTATTGATCCAAACTGTCGCCATGAAACCAGACGACGTGGCCATAATCGCAATAATGAAATTCTTGTAGTAATGACGCGGCATAGCGTCACACACCAGGTAACGGCGTCGGATCTTTGAAAATTCGGGATTTCCAATCATGTCAGCTAACCGACACAGAATCTCGCGTGCGACTAGTGATGTGTTCAGATCTGCTTTAGAATCAAATTGCGAATAATCGAAATCTAGCACACTATCATTGCCAACTTCTTCTAAGTATTTGCCGAGTGAATTCCACTCGACAGATCCTTTATTCATACCGACTCGCAACGGTGTATTATCGCGAATCTGCGTGAGATGAGAAATAGTTGGCAAAAATAGTAATCGACCAAGAATAGTCCATGAGACTGGTGCTATGGAAAACACTCTGGTCTTGCCGGCCTGCACTTTGGCAATTGGGCGGCGCTCGTCCTTCAATGTGTCCAAATAAACAAAATCAGGTTCAACGCCGTTCTCAAGGTCAGAGATGTAAGTGTCAATCTCCTCCTGCAAGCGCGGTCCAGGATGGTACTTGCCATCGACATAGTTGAACAAATCGCGT